CAGGTGCTGCTGGGCAACCGCCACCGGACCTTCCGGACAGTCTCTCTGAAGAATGCTCAGATTCCAGTCAACTGGTACAACGTACGCGCACCGTACAACACGATAACCATCAACGGCACACTCTATACCGTTACACCAGGTGTATACACACAGGCTTCATTCATCACCGCCTTTAACGCACTCATCACAGGCACACTGGCTATCGATGGTACCACTGGCATCGCAACCATTACCAAGACACCAGCGAACGTGACCGTGCCCTCAGGGCTCACCTACCCGTCTCTGGCCAACCTGCTCGGCTTCTCAGCAACCCAGACGCTGAGCGGTGGCTCGGCTCTCACCGGGACCATGCCGGTCACCCTGTTCAATCAGGACACGTACGTGAACATCTGGATTGAGAATCTCGGGACGTCATCTCTCGATATTTCCCAGTCAACCTTCAAGGTGCCCATCGCACTCCCTGTGCCCCAGTATAACAACGTTTACTATTGGGCCGAACAGTCTCAGAATGAGCAGCTCGTGTGCGTGACAGACTCGGGTGCTCGTGTCGACCGCCTCAACATTCAGGTGCTCGACCGCTATGGCCAGCAGCTCAACAACAACGGTGTTGATTGGGCGCTGACTCTAGAGATTAAAAGTGACACATAAAAGTAATGGAGAGACTCGTGTATGTTGACTCGAGCAACCGTGACACGACTATTTATCCAAACGGCAGCAGCTACACGCTGCACCTCACCGACGTGGTCAAGAACGTAAGCCGTGTTGACCTCGTTGCCGCCAAAGTGCCCAACACCCTCTATAACCTGAACAGCGGCTCGAACGTGCTCACCTACACAGGCATCACAGCAGTCAGCAACTTATACCTTAACCCGGGCTTCTACTCGGGCTACGGCCTCCAGTCAGAGCTGACCAACTCGTCCAACACCTTGGTAGCATACCAGTTCCTGGCGGATGAGGGTAAGTTTCTCGTCTTTTCGGCAGGTGCATTCACCGTCCGGTTCCACAGCGCTGAGCTCGCCAAAATGTTAGGGTTCGAACCACAAACCACCTATACCGGCCAGCCAGCCAGCAGCGACCCTGTCTATAAGAACAACCCAAACTACGCCAGCTACTACATCATCAAGTCGCCGCTCGCGGTAGACTTTACGGTCAACGAGTTTGTCTTTCTGGACATCCAGGAGCTGCGGACACCCTCCATGCTCGACACCAAACCCATGAATTCAAAGACGGGCACATTCAGCGGGTCGAACGCACGTCGAACCTTTGCGATGATTCAGATGGACGTGAGCTCTGGCTGCATAAAGAACTTTAAGGAGTGTCATGACTATCGCATCAGCGTGTTCTATCCCGAGCCGATAAACAGCCTGGACAGGTTGACAGTAACGTGGTACGACAAGAATGGTACGCAGCTGAACTTTGAGGGCTTTGATACCAACGCATTCGTGCTGCGCTTCTATATAGACAACGGGCGTCCTGAGCTTCCACCGCCGCCGGCTGTGCCAGAGGTCGAAATCAAGAGAATCATCGACGCCATGACGGCGCTCCCTCCCAAGCCTGAGCCCAAGAAGAAGCCCGCCATGGGCCGCTGGTTTATTTATATACTTATCGCTGTGTTGGCCCTGTGGGGGTTCCACTGGTACCGCAAGGCTGCCGAGGCTACCGCTGCTGCTGCTGTGCCAAAACCGCTACCGCACATGATGATGCGGCCTGTCGGTCCCCTGACCTGAAAGGTCCCTTCGGACCCTTCGGGTCCACTTTAGCGGGTCACCGCGTAGACGGGCTGCTGGGTGCTGGGGTCGCGGATGGTCACGTTGAAGGCCACAGTCTTCACAACCATGTAGACGATGATGGCAATCAGGGTGGTGAACAGGGCGGCCAGAGCATAGTAGCTGGCGCCGTCCTTGGACACCTGGACGACACGGGAGATGACGAAGCGCACAAAGTCCATCCAGGCGATGGCGCTGGCGAAGGAGAAGCCAGCAACGATGCTGTTCAGGGACTGAGCCTCGAGCTGGAGAGCAATGGATGCAAGGGTGGATGCCATTTATATTTGTAAATAATTTTTTCCTGAGGCCCTTCGGGCCTCGAGGAGAACGGCCTCGGGCTGGGTCACTCTGGGTCAAAGTCCGAGTCCGAGTCCCCCTGCTGGATGGGTGCATACCGGACTGTGGGTGGCAGTGAGTCCGTGTCGTCGTCTGAGTCACCGTCATAGACAATAAATTTTGTAAAACTTTTTGTATAGTACGGAACCACGTTAGACATTCACCCTAGTAGGTGGCGCTGGTTTTCGACTGCACTTTTGAGCGCCTGTTCTGCTGGGCTTTCTGGGACCCAGTCGTCCCACGTGTCGGCGCACTGATTCATCTTGTAGCCGATGCTCTCTGTATCGTCGCCCTGGTAGCGCGTGAACGGCTCTTCGTCGTCATCCACCGTTTCCAGGTCTTCTTCGTCAGATTCGCTTTCGTCATAAATCTCTGGGAAGAGCGAGCCGAGCTGCTTGCCTACGACATTGCGGGCTGCATACATAAGACCGTACATCATGTCGGTTGCCGTGACGGTGTTCCGGCCTGACTCTTTGGCGTAGTGGCTCGCCAGAACGACTGAAGACTCCATGACTGGCAGGAAGATGTCCTGGATAGACTCCATTCTACGATTTGTGGACGTATTAATTTTCGTTATAAATCGTATGGCACAGTCGGCTGCAGTAATTGCTCTCAACGCTACGAGCGGGACTGATGAATACCTTCTAAAAAAAGACGGAGAATTTAGGCCTTTGATACGGCAGCACTCAGACTTTTCACAGTTTCACCGCGTGACCAAGCTCCCAGGAACAAAGTTTATCGGTCAGACTGTAGAAGTTATTCTGAACCCGAAGGAGCTTGGGGACCTCATGACCAATGTCTATTTGGCCCTGACAATGCCGGCCCTCCCGTCAGGGTACTCGTACACCGAGTTTATAGGCAGGGCCATCATAGAGGTTGTGGAGTTTCGGATAGGCGAACAAGTTGTCGAAAGAATTCTGGACGACTGGTACATCATTCGAGACCAGCTACTACTGGACGCTGACGAGAAGCTCTCCATGTACAAATGTCTGAACAACGGACAGGTTCCGGGCAGTCCCGTCACTGCCGCGACCGCCTTTGAGATTATGGTCCCTTTAGAGCTCTTCTTCTGCCGGCGTCACAGTCATGGTATAAAGGCTCGCCAGAGACTAGAGACACCATCACTCCCTGCATGTGCCTTTCTAAATCAAAAAATTTCTATAAAATTCTTTTTCAGACCACAGACATGGTTCACAAACTACACAACGCCTCTGGAATTTACAAACCCTAGACTCGTCACTGAGGAGATTATGCTGACGAAAGAGGAGCGCCTGTACTACCAAACGACTCCTTTCAGGGAAGTGATAAATATTTCAAAAAATGATGCAGTCACCAATTATCAGAATGGCCAACCAGTGCACTACTTTACGGCTGATTTTCCAGTCACTATGCTGGTCTGGTTTGTACGTAACAGTGTATACAACGACACTTCTTCTAATAAATATTACGCCTCGCGGTATAGCTATGGGTACACGACCAAGTATATAGCGGCCACAACCCCAATCGTATTTTTTGACGGTACTACAAATAGGTATATAGACGTTCTACAGTCGTCTGACATCTATCTGAATGGCCGCAACATCATGGGCTCATTTGCGACCGGGCCGTTCTACCAGTTCAAACAGCCGATGGACCACGGGCTCAGTATTCCGTCGAAGAGTCTGTATACATACTGTTTTGGCAAGTCGCCCAAGGAGTATAACCAAGGAGGCTATGTAAACTTTAAAAATATTAACAGTCAAACGAGTAAAATTGTGATGACGTTTATTCCAGCTTATTCACCAAACATTCAGGCGAACTACCGGATTAACCTGTATTACTACGGTTATGCTGTTCTGCAGATTGCGGGGGGCATGGCTACACTAATATCGTGAGTACTGATAAGGATGTCTGTGCAGCTTGCTGCACGAGGTGAGGAGGACGTCTATATAACAGGGAAGCCTTCGATAACATATTTTTTAGCCAGGTACAAAAAGAGCACACCATTTGTCACTGAATATGTCGAGTATTCATTCGATGGCCTGCCAGTACCAAACAGGGTATCTACGTGCACCATTCCACCACGTGGTGACATACTGTCGGACGTGACACTCAAAATTGTTTTTCCACCATTGTACACTATTCGGTCGGACGTGTACTGTTACCCAACTTATCCAGATGATATGGTTGATATACAAGTGTACGTAACGACAGGGTACACCAGTACACTCGCTTTTCAAGCCGGAAAATTTGGGTACTATTATTCTACTTTTAACATAAACTTTTGGGCAACACCTTTTACTCCTTGGCCTTATATTTCGGTGAGCTATAACGCAACCACAAATAAATTTGAATTCACGATGCCAGGTGGTAGTGGTTATGTAGCTATTTACTTCCCGAACGAGCAGTCGGCATCATTTTGGGGTTTTGACATAGCCAACCCTACATACAGCAGCAACGGTTTTGCTATAACAAACGATTTCGTGACGTCCCAATTGGACTTGACACAGGCTGGCTGGATTCAGGGATACACACCCCGAAAGCCAGGGGAAGGAGTCAATTATAATAGCAATTACGCGACAGATATTATAAAAGAAGCTCGTCTGTTGGTTGGTGGCCAAATAGTGAGTCGAGTAACCGGTGATTACATCAAACTTCTGAATGATTATGACGTGCCATATGAAAATCAGGCGGGACTCACCGCACTCACTGGTGAGAATGACACTAGTATCAAGTACATTTCGACAACATCATTTGTTAAAGTGCCGTTTGGTCTGGACATATTGCCTTTATGCGCCCTGGAACGCAACGATGTCAAAGTTGAAGTGGACTTTGCGGATTCTAATTCGTTGATACAATCACCTGTACTGAGTACAGGCATCTTTGACCCTTTAGCTTATACATACGGAGACATGAGAGTGATATATAATCAGTCACCATACGGAATGGGAACGAGAGCAACACCGTACGGGAATGTTCTGACATGGAGAGACTGGTCAGGATATCTGAATACGTATGACATGCTTAAATTACCAAGTGACCCCAGTGCATACACGCGCCAATATACAAGCGCGGTAACGCCATATAATATTCAGCCTGGATTTAACCTTTTACAGAATAATTATAACGTGTCTACAATTTCTTCAAATCTTTTTTCAACTACCAATACTGTGTACTTGACAAGAATGCCCGTCAGTGATTATTTTCTAAATATCGATACACGCACGACAGCTTCGGTAGCCTTTTGGCCATATCCCACTTTAAGCGGGGGTGAATACGGCTCTCAGTCTATACAGGCCGATGCTAGATATGTATATATAGGTATCACTGTATCGACATTATGGCTTCCAAAAACTACATGGCCCTCAATCGGTCTCACCGGCACCCGTGTAGGCATGAATAGCATGACTCAGCTTGGTCAAGTATGGACATGTAATTTCAGATTTTATGGCCCAACAACTATAAGTCTCACAAGTGGAGCTGGTCAAGAATGCATCCGAGTCATGTTAACAAATTCATATTTGGATTTTTGTCCTATAGCGGCGACAACACAACTTTCTTCATCGTATGACCCGACCGCACCTCCCTTTTTTCCCAATAATGTTATTAACGTTGTTTCGCCAACCGGGATTGCTATAGGTCAGTATATAGAATTACCAGGGATATATGGCGCCTTTGTCACTTCAATTGTCGGAAACGCAATTACTTTTTATCGTATGAACCTTACTTCGTTTGCAATAGTTCCTGCAGGTACCTCTGTTTATTTTAGAACAACGCCTGTCGCATCTCTCGTAAGTCAGACCGCCGGTGTAGATATGTGTGACGCCACATTTACTTTAACATTTTCATTGGGTTCGCCACCGAACTCCTTTGACCAGTATTCAGTTATGAATTTCGTGTGTATTAGGTACGATACTACACAAGATATAAATTTAGCAGCTTCTTATGAATTTTTTAATGACTTTAATGCTATTCATCCAACAATTCCCATGCCTTTCTATGATGGTTCTTCTGGATATTTTAGATTATTTTCCCAAGGGAGCTATTTATTTTCAGCCATGAAAATGAGAAACTCTAAATTATATTTAATAAGAATTAATAGTTTAGAATTTATGAGACCAGAGTTGACGGGGGGATATACGACAGTCAATGTGACTGATTTACTTTCCCCGGGTGGAATT